GCAGACGATGCAATACCTCGGTGATGCGGTCGCTACGATCCGTATGGTCGGAGCTGGCCAGAGTGGCGGTGGATTGTATCAGTGGTTCTAAAGGATATTTATGGCAATCGGAATAGGTGCAGCAATTCTAGGTGGAGCCGGAATCTCGGCTGCTGGAAGTCTGCTCGGTGGTTTGTTCGGCGGTCGGAAGCCGAAGATTCCCGAGTTGAAGCCGATTGATTTCGCCAAGGAACAGCAAGCGGCAATCCGCCAGAATATCGCCGCCATCGAGCCAGCCACGGAGCTTGCTCAGCGGACCACTCAGGCTGAACAGACTCAGCTTGAATCACAGCTTCGCAGGGCGATCCCCGGTTACGATCAGTTGGTTCAGCAAGCCAGCAAGAACATCGGTGCCGCCTTGGCCGGTGAGATTTCGCCAGAGGTTTCTGCTCAGGTTCAACGGTCTGCTGCCGGTCGAGCTTTGATGGGCGGTTACGCTGGTACTGGTGCTGGACGAGCTTTGACCGCTCGTGATCTTGGTCTGACCTCGATGCAGTTGCAGAATCAGGGTCTTGCTCAAGCCCAGAACTTCATCCAGCAGCAACGGACTTTCGGAATGGTTCAACCGTTCTCGGTGAGCAGTATGTTCATCACCCCTGCTCAGCGGATCGGTGCGATTCAAGAGCAGCAAGCTCGTCAGTACGGTCGCGATGTGACCGCCGCTCAAGTTGCCGCTGCACCGTCACCGTTCCAGCAATCTGTTGGAACTGCTCTCAGCAATGTCGGAAATATCGCTGGCGGTGCGTTGATGCAGTACGGGATGTACAACGCCATGATGGCCAACAGTCCTGCAGCTTACGGGACTACACCCGGAGGTATGCCAAGCGTCAGCAGCACGACTGTCGATTACAGCACCGGAGAAACCGCTTATCCGAATCCGATGTCACCGGCTACCGTTTACGCTGTTCCTCCGTCTTCGTACTATCCTGGAATCCGCTGATTTATGGCCGACCAATCTCTTCAAGCGTTTCAGCTAGGCGCAAGCCTGTTCGACCGCGCGCAGACGCAGCAGCGGATGATGGAGCAGATTCAGCTTCAGACGGCTGATCAGATCATGCGCCAGCGGCAGTACGATCTTCAGAACAAGATTCAGTCGAAGGCGTATGCTGATGCGCTCACAGAGTCAGAGGCGCAGAATCAGGAATATGAGGCTTTTCAGAACTTCAACCAGCAAGTTTCAGACTTTTTGAACAGCACGACAGAGGGTGCCGCAATGCCTGCACTTCCTCGGTTCAAATCAAAGCAGTTCAATCAGGAGGCTACTCGACTCATCAATGGCCTTGAGCCTTATTCTGCTCGCGCAGAGCTGTTGAAGAAGCAGGCAAAACTTGCCGCTTTTACTGATCAGCTTGAGGGAAAACGAATTGATGACGCTCGAAAATATGGTGCATTAACGCGAACCGCTGACGGAAAGTACGTCATTGATGATGCGTTGATTGCAAAAAAACGATTAGAAGAAGAGCAGCTTGGAAAAGCGTCAAAACTTGGAGCTTTGGGTCGTCTTGGTAAAAACACCGTTCAGAGCATGATCGACTCTGGACAGATTCCTCAAGAAATCGCTCCTCAGGCACTTCTTGCCGCAGAGAGTTTTGAAAAATCAAAGACCGGAGTAGTCGGCAAGAATACGGATCTCTTTATTGAAGCCGCCAAAGCAAAGGCAAAGTCTTCCGGTCAAGAGCTTACACCTGCCAAAGAGGCTGAACTGAGGCAGACATTTATTGGCGGCGGCGGACGACTCAAGCCGCTTGAGGCAAAAACCGCCACAAAGCTGGAGGACGAGTTTGCCGTCATGGAAACGATTGATTCCCTTCAAGACGGAATTGCAGCGTTTGAGAAGCAGTATCCAGGCAAAAAGTTCACTGACTTCCTTGGGGCAATCCCGACCACTGAAGTTAAGATCCGGTCGTTGATTGAAACTGAAAAAGATCCAATGAAGCAGGAAGCACTTGGATTGTTGGCCGACTTCATGGGTGTTGTCAATCGCACCGCAAGAACCACTTCTGGCCTAAACGTCACCGAGAGCGAAGGAAAACGAATCGCTCAAGAAATCGGCGGATCTTTCGACAAAAACTCGCTCATCAAACTTGATCGATTCAGGAATCGAATTGAGCGGAGTGCGCGCGGAACCATTGGGAGAAACATCGACAAGGCTCTTCCGTCATTCTACGAGCGTTGGTCTACAACTCCGTTTGGGACACGAACTACGGCTGCATACTCTGCTCCTGGTGTTTTGTTCCAATCCACGGAGCAATCGGCTGGTTCAATGAGCAACGAGGATTTGCTCAACCTCTTTCAACAGATTCAGCAAAAGGCTGATCAGCAATAATTTTTTATGCCACTTTCACCTGAAGAAAGTCAGTTGTTTGAACAACTGAAAGCTGAGATTTCCAAGAGAGGATTGAAGCTGCCATCTCCAGTCGGCTCTCCTCAACAGCTTGAACAGGCTGTCAATCGCGCTGGCACTATTGGCGAAATGCGTCGGCGTGAGGAACAGGGGATGATCTCCGCACTGACTCCTGAACAGGTTGAAGCACGAACAGGTTTTATTGGCAATCTCTTAGAGTCGTTGCCTAGCGGACTTGGAGCTGGAGGTGCTGGTCTTGCTGGAGGTGAAGTAGCTCGCGCTCCGGTCGGTGATAGCCCTGAAGCAAAAAGATATCGAGAAGCCATTGCTTTTCAGACCAGAACCGTTCCGGTTATTGGAGCCGCATTGTCCACGGGTGGACTTGGCGCGATTCCGACCGCTTTGACGATGGCTGGAACATCTGCTGCGGCAGAACAAACAGCTCAAGAGTATGAAAAAGCGACTGGACTGAGGGAAAAACGAGAACCTGGAAAGGTCGTTGGGGCTGGTATTTTTGGTGCAACTCCTGGGCTTGGACCTGTTCAAGGTGCTTCAGGTCCACTCGCCGCTGGAATCTGGCAAGCAGGTAAACAGGCACTTTTAAACGCTAGTACTGCTGCGCTTTCTAAAACCGTTGAGAAAGCCATTGATGAGGGCCGTCGCCCAACTGTTGAAGAACTCGAAAAAGCAATCGAACTTCCAGCGTATCTTGGTGCCGGAACTGGTTTTCTCGGTGGGGCATTAGCCCGTGGCCAACAGCCATTGACAACGGAACAGCAGGTTGCTCAACAAGGTCTTCAATCGGGTCAGAGAATTGAGCAGCAAATTGGTGCTGGTGCCGCTCCGTTGACCGCAGCGCAACAAACCGGACGCAATCTCCCTGGACAATTTGGAGCTGGATCTGCCGGACTTGCAGCTCAACAAAATCTGGTTCAACGAATCAGGAATGTTCTCAATCTAAATCCTCAACAGGAGCAAGCTGTTGGACAGGCTGTTCAGCAAGAACTTGGAGCTGCTGAAGACATTTCTCGACAGGCTTTGAGGCAGCAGATTCAGGCTGGCCAGGCTGCCGCTCAAGGAGAACTTGAAGGTGTTGTTCGATCAATAATTCCAAACGCTCAGAGAGCAGCTTCTTCTGAAGCATCTGCAAACAACGCTTTGGCTGCAATCCGACAAGAGGACCAAAGGCTCGGAGGACTTGTTGACAATGCTTACAACACAATGCGAACGGCGTTGGCAAATCGACTCGGTGGTCGGCCAGAACCGCGTGTCGCCCCAACCGCTGCTCTCGGACAAACGATTGACGATCTTCTTTCAACGCTTGCTACTGAACAGCGTGTTACAACGACTCCATCTCCAATCATCGGAGGACAACCAACTGTCACTGTTGAAAATATTCCGTCTCAGTTTTTCAACGAAGCAACTCGTAGGGCGCAAGCTCTTCGAGAGGTTGCTCGTAGTCCTCAGACCATGGAGGGGCTTGTTGGCCTCCGTCAGTCTATTGATGGACTGATCAATTATTTCAACGAATTCGCACCCGGAGTTGGTCAACGCCAACTTCGCCAGTTGCGGTCAGCTTTGAAAGCTGAAGAGCTTACCGCTGCGAGAAGGCTTGGAGTCGAAAATGAATTGGTTGCTGCTCAAAACTTGGCCGAACAGCGGTTCAATGTTTTGCAGGATAATCCGATTATCCGCAAAGCTGCGTCTGCTGCTGGTGAAGGCGGATTCCAAAACGCTGAGACTTTTTATTCGCAGCTTGCTTCACAACCTGAAGCTGTGGCTTCAATCAACAATCTGCTCTCTACGACTGCTCAAGGTAGAATTCAGTTGAATCAGATTCGCAGGGGTCTGTTTGATTCTTTGAGGTCTGATCGACCGATTGAAATTGCCGGTCAGCAGTTTGAAAATACGGGTTCGCTTTTGAACGGATTCAGGAATCTTCCTGAATCGACTCAAGCGTTCATTGCTGGCAACGCTCAAAACGCGAATCGATTGCGCTCTATTCTTGAGGATGCAAATCGGGTTCAAAACGCTGGTCGTTCGATTCCTTTAGGAGGCGGAATCTCTCAGGCCGCTTTGACCGAAATTACGGACAATCTCGGTAACATAAACTCTCAACGATTGAGGCAGATTGTCACTCAGGACGCTCAGTCTGCCAGGGCTAGGTCTGAAGAGTTTTTCAACAACACGACCAGGGAGGTTCAGAATAATCGACTGAATCCAGATGTGGACTCGACCGAGTTTGTTCGTGATTTCTTGTTCAGGTCGAACAATCCGCAGATCGTAAGAAATGCGCTGAACCAACTTGCTCCTCAAACCAGACAAGCCGTTCAGGCTGATGCCGCTGTTGCTCTGTTGAACCATGTTTCTGGGACTGCACCACAGAATTTGAGACGAGGTGTTCAGACGGTCGAAGACATGCTTCAAGATCCAAACCGGATGCAGATCATTCGTGAAACGCTTGATCCTGCTGATTTCAATCTGATCAACGATTACATGGTTTGGACCCGTGCTAGAAACCTGACCCAGCAAGGTGGCCGACTTCAGCCAAACCAACTTGCTGATGCGGTCATGCGAGTTTCTAGGGCTAGGTGGATTGTTGATTCTTTGGTTGGCAATCCTGCTGCCCAGAACTTTATGGCTTCTGTTTCTCGCGTTCCGAGAATCATCGGAGGACTGAAGCCTAACATCACGATGCAACAAGCTGAGACGTTGGCTCGTACGGCCAACGTTCCGGTTCAAAATCTTTTTCGTACTTGGGATGAATTGAAGCAAAAGTCTGATGCTGTTCGCGAAAGTCTTCCTGAAGAAAAGCGTCAGATTTTCGATGAGACACTAGCAGTTCCTAGCCGTCCTCGGTGAAACCATGAAAACCTCCCTCTCCAAAAAGGGTAACACTTGGCGTGGACGGAAGGTGACGCTCAATTCACCTCGAAAGATCGAGGGTGTTACTCCGTATCCAAAGAAGAAGACGGTGTTCGTTAAGAACGCCAAAGGAAATGTTGTTGCTGTGCATTTCGGAGATGTTCGGTATTCCGACTTCACCAAGCATCACAACAAGCAACGTCGGTCAAATTTTCGCTCGCGGCACAACTGCGAGACAGCAAAAGATAAAACAACGGCTCGATACTGGGCCTGTAACAACCTCTGGTAAAATTATGGACAAGATGCGACTCGGCGGCGGTGGCCGCTTTGAAAAACTCGTTGGGAAGCTTGAGAAGAAGGGAGTGAAAGACCCTGCTGCTATTGCGGCTTACATTGGCCGCAAGCAGCTCGGCAAGGCGAAGTTCCAATCGCTCGCTGCGAAAGGCCGTCGTCGAGCTTTGCGCGAGAAGGCCAACGCCTGATCAGTGGAATTTCTTGCGGAATCCGTTCGCCTTATTCCGCTTCTGCTCCTTATCCACCGTGAAAACCTCCGGTGGAGCATACTCCCAGCAGATGTTCTTCAACGAATGCTGGATAGTGATTCCGCCTGTCTTCTTACCTTCACGATCCTGTAATCCGCTCCTCATCGATCTCTTGGCCAACCCAAGCATAAACTTCCGAGGACTGTTGTAGCCCACTTCACGCAGGACCATCACCTCTCGCGCCCAGTTCGTCAGGTCGCTCGATCCGAATCCTGAGTAGGCCATCTCTGCAACGCTCTCAGGTTTCTCATCCTTCCCTTTGGGCTTCGGGAAGTGATGCACCAACACGATGATCACACCCGTCTCGATCATCAAAGGCTGAAGCTGTTGCCGCGTGAACTGCGAGCATACCTCGATGTCCGCAGGATTGCCTCCGATGTACGAAAGCAGCGGATCGATGTACACGATGTCAGGCTTCGATTTCTTGACCATCTTCCGAAGCATCGTCGTGAAATCGATCCCAACCCGAACTGTCTCGCGGTAGAACTCGATTCCAGATTCTCGGATCTTCGATTCCCAATAATCCGAGAACACGCCCTTCGCCGCACCGATCAGCGAATCGTGCATATCCGCGATGTCGTTCTCCGCTTGGATCACCATCACCTTCAGCGGTCTGATCGGGGCTATTCCGAACCAGGACAATCCATGCGACCAATGGATCGCTTGGGACATCACCAATGAGGATTTGCCGCATCCACTTTGTCCCACAAAGAGAAGACTGGTTCCACGGCGCAACCAGCGGTCACCGATCAGGTTGTCAGGATCGTTCTCCTTGTCGTAGGTGATGATGTCAACGAGATCGAACTTGCTCGGCAGATTGGCCGACTCCAAGTGATCGATGAAATCGTCCCACGATGGCGCACCCTGATTGAGGGCCAAGAGCTTCTGCTCGACACCGTTCCGCATCACGCCGGGCAACCGGCTGAAGCGACTGGCATTCTTGTTCTTAGGATCAACCCCGAGGTGGTCGAGGTGTTGGTACACCACGTTCCTTCGCTGCTCCCATTCCTCGCGGTTGGCAGCATCCACTCGTACCCATCCGTGCAGACTCTTGCCGCCCGAATCGATGATGACCGAAAACGGCAGGTTCGATTCCTTCAGGATCGTCCACTGTTCATCCTTCGACTTCTCGTCCATCTCGACCAGGACATGGCGGAAGGTTGAGACGCCGGAATCGGTTCCGGTCTGGTCGCTGCATGGATTGATCCGTACATACGCACCACGGGCCTCTTTGCCGGTCCACATTGGCGATATGGGAGCGGTGAAGTGAGATTTGATCCATTCGTCCCTCTTGAGGTATGTCCCTTTGGAAGCGGGGCGAGAGCGGCCCTCGTCGTCTGTGATGATCTCGTTGCAGATGCAGACGGTATCCTCTGGATCGAAACAGGCTCTGAGGAAGTCCTCGGTTGAAAATCGGGAAGTCTGTTCCGGTAATGCAAGGATCTTGCGGACGACAAACTT